ATCTTGATTTTCATATTGATCTTCTTCTTGATCTTCTTCTTGATCTTCTTGATCTTCTTCATTATCATTTTGATTGTTATTTTGATTGTTATTTTGATTGTTATTTTGAGTGTTATTTTGATTATTATTTTCCATATTTTTAATATACATATTATTGTTATTATTTATTCAACTATGTAATTATAAAATGAAAAAAGGGCTACAAGTAATCCGCCGCAATATAATCCACGCGTCGCTGTCTCATTTGAAAATTCAAACAAAACATTAGTAGCGACGGTTGTAGCCCATTTACATAATGAATTACGTCCGTATTTTTTATAAACAGTTTTTTCTCCCTCATTTCATCCATATATTTTTTATGAATGTGAAACATATGTGTTCTATATTGATCTGAAAATTCGATCAAAGGTTTTTCTTTTTTTATGTAACAAGAAATATAGTTACTGAAAAGCGTATTTGTAAATAAATGTACTTGATCTCTGAATACAGAAAATTCCTTTTTATTTTCAGGATAAAACTTCAAAAAATCGCCCACTTTTCCCTCCTGTCTCAAAGACAAATATTGATATTGTAGTTTGGGCTGATTTCCTCGCAATTTTCTAACTTGCTCGTATACCGGATTTCTGATTTTAGCTCGAACACCAGTTAGACTATTCTTTAATACCACTCCTAAAATATTATACGGAGTATTCATTGACGCGTATGTATGAATGGCGTCAGTATAACTATTCATGGTGTAAATTTCAGGAAATTTGACACTTGTATTATTCCAACCAAATTTTTTCACTTCATTTATATCTATCAGATAAACCATCATATTTTTGGGGTCAGTATGATAGATGTAATATACAGCCACCAAATACAATTGGGGTCTGTTAAAAGGTACCACAATTCGATTTTCCTTATGTTGAAGCACAAAACTGTAACAAAACTGTTTGTTTAATTGTTCTAATTGTAAATTGTTTTCTTTGGTCGCTTCCAAAAACATCTCACGAAATGACTTGGAATGTGCCGATTTATAAAAAGTCGAAGTCGCGCCTACGGTATTACGCGTGGCAATTTCCCAGCCTCCGGATAAACCAATCAATGGATCCCAAAAGACATTAATCATTGTCCCTTCCACAAATTCTTCAATCACGATGTTTGAATTTAATTCAGGATATCTAGTCATAAATGTTTCTGATAAAATGGCTTTGGGTGGCGCAAATGACACAATAGAATTGTTTTTATTTAAAATAATAGATCTACATAATCCGTAAGTAGAAAGTAGGGAGTTATTTAAAAAATTTTTATCATATCGAATCACTTTATATACTTGATTATTGGAGGTTTTACATTCTACTTTATTTAATTTTAGAAAATTCGATTCATAATTATCGGTGTCATAATTATCTGATCCAGAATTATCCTCTTTATGAATCAGATCACTCAATCCAGGTATAAGTGATAAATAAATACAAGGTGTGTTTCCTGAAAACATTTGTGTTACACAATAGTACGAATTTGTCTTTAACTATATTTTTTATTTGATTTTTACTTAAGCATAAAAATTTCTATTATAAATATAGAAACAAATGTCATTAAATTCAAAAGATAGTGAAGAAATGAAAGAAATGAACTATAAAGAAAATGAAGAATCTAAAAAAGTAGACGAAGAAGAATCTAAAGAAGAAGAAGAAGACAAACCATTAGAAGAAGAAGAAGAAGAAGAAGAAGAAGAAAAAGAATCAAATGTAGTAGAAGAATCAACAGCAGAACAGCCAAAACAAAGCAAAGATACTGTAATTGAGTTACGTTTAGGCGATGTTATTAAAATTAGTAGTCCAAATAATGAAAAACTAAATGACCAGACATTTTTTATTGATTATATTGATAAATCCAAAATGCTATTAATAAATACAGAGACACTTGAAAATATAAAAATAAAAATAGACGCAGAAGGAAATATAGGCGACGGAACAATTGTAAAATTGGCTATTTTAAGCAGAAGTAAAGAACTCGGATATGCGAGACAAAATGAATTACTTCCTGATAAATGGATAGATATACATTTTGGAGGAGAATACCCTGCTATTATCACCGGAGAAATCACCAATTTAGAAAATGATATGATTGAGATTACGACAATAGACAATGATATTCTCTATATTAATTTTGATTATAAAGGGCTTCCAGAAGATTTACCCATCACATTAATTGAAATAAGAGAGAAGCCTCAGAAGCCGGTAGCTGTAGACCAAGACCAAGACCAATACCAAGTAGAAGAACTAGAATCAATAGAAAAACGCGGCCCACCAGAAACTATCCAAATCGGCATCCCTCTTAAGAATATCAAGGATCAATTAAGGGAATTCATATTAAAAGCCGATCAAATCAAGTTTGGCGACGAAGACCTAGGCGTCATTTCACAACTAGTAGACGTTTCAACCAAATCGCAAAGATATAGCATAGAAACCCAAGTCACCGATTTACTCGATGATCTGTTATCAAGAATACCAAACGCACAAAGAACCCAAAAAGTGTTAAATAATATTCACTGTATGATTGAAAGATTCAAACAACTAAGAGAACATTTTTCCTTTTTTGATGAGTATGGAAATATTGAAGGAATTCTACTTAACGAATCCAATTACAAGCCATTATGGGATTACTTTAAAAATTTCAAGCAAAAGTTGTACTGGATTTTGCCAGTGGTTAAAAATATCAAAAAGGTGTACAATACAGGCGAAAACGTAGAAGATTTGGAAAATAGCGACATTATAAATCTCGACATAGAACAAGATATTCGAGATATAAATAACATCGTTGATAATTATAAATCAAACACATTACCAAATGATCAAAACAAATATTCTAATTTGTATACAGAATTAAATCCCTATTTTACCCCCTTTGATCTAATAAACGAAGAAAACACTGCGAATATTTTGACCGAGCGCAATGTTCAAGCCGATTTAGACGTAATCATTGATAATTTGGACGGTATGTATTCCTCTATTTTTACAAATAACAATGTGAAAACCAGGCGATTTGTTATTCAAAAATATAACCTAGGACTTCAAAAGCTGGAACTCGATTCTACTGGTAAAACCGTCGTGTCCACACGCGTTAAATTAACCAACTCAGATACCATGTCTATTAGATCCTTTATTACTTTGCCAGAACCGGCCATTAAATTTTCCAAAATTACTCTTCCTGGGACATCTCTCTTAGAAAAGGCAAACTTAAATACGGTATTTTTAAATTATTGGGAATTTTTGAAGAAAAAGACCAATGTGAATAATATTTTTGTCGATACCTTAAATAATGATATAAATTATAACGAGAATAACTTTGTGAACAACATTAAAAATTACGTGTTAAATTTATCAGAAGATGAAAAGGTCGGTTTAACCAACAATGAAATTTATTCGCAATTTATAAAAACAATTATACCCAAAACCAAAGTGCTATTTGAACTTATGAAAAAATATATATTAGGTAAACTCTCTATTGTAGATGTAGTGGGTTACCTAGAGCCCTTTTTAATTTATTCGGACAGTTTAACGTATCAACAATATGTCGAAATCACAAAATTCATAAGCGAAAAAATCTCGGAAAATAATAAAAGGTTCGGCGAACGCGCTAGACTATTTTCGTCATTAAAACGCAACTATACAGGAGCTATCGTGTTTTCCAAGGCGTTTTCCATATTCTCTATCATTAAAGAAAAGGATAATTTGAGAGAACAAATATTCGACGAATATGATATTCATTATGAGAAAAATTTCGTATTTTCGAATTCAGAAGTGTTACGTAAATTGATTTTAAAAGATTACAACAGACTGTATTCTACTGGACTCTCATTACAAAATGTGCCGCTGATGTTTCCGAGTGAATTTTCCGGATTATTTGAAGACGAGAAAAAGGAAATTGATAATAAAATGAAAACCGCGGAAGAAAAGGACAAATGTAAAACCATGATAATTGCGAAATTATACGTGTCACTCGATGAATTAAACAACGACAATGATCGCGACATCTATTTTGATAAGAAATATGACAAAACGAATTATAGTATATTGGACGAATATGAAAAAGATATGATGAAAATGACGCCTGAAAACTTTATTCTACATTTAACAAATGAGTTGAGGAAAAAACACAAGCTTACGGAAGAAGATGCGGAATATTTAGCAGATACCTTGATTAACGGCTATAAACGTGTTGTAAATGGTCAATATGCGTTCCTTTATAACCACGACACCAGCTCTAAAAATATACACGATGAACGAGACTATTATATTCGCAAAGATAAAAAATGGGTACTAGATACCACTGTAGATAAGTCCATATACACCGATGAATCTAGTATTTTATGTAATTTACAAGAAAAGTGTATCAACGTAACGGATAAAATAGAAGATGATAAATGTGAAAGTATTGAGGTAGATGAGATGAGTATTCAAAACAAAGTCTTAAAAGATGTGATTGGCGAGTTTGATACAAAATATAGAATTTCTAAGGACGAATTTCAGAAAAGCATCCAGGAAAAGTTTGACTACTTTTTATCGATTATGGGAGTACTAAGTAAAATCGAAAAAAATAACTTGATGAAATATAATAATCAGAAATATAAATTGGGCGCAAATACCGAGGATGAAAACGCGAGCAATATACCAGTTTCACCCTATTTCAAATTGCGCGATCTAATTTTAGGACAGCAAGATTTCGTCAAAAAACAAAATGATATCATTCGTTTTGTAAATACCTATACAAGACCGGCCATTATAAACGGTTTTGGCCCATTAAATGAAAGAGAATCGGAAAATTGGTTATATTGTATCAAGTCAAACATCAAATTGCTTCCAGTTTTCAAATTTAGCATGGCGACCGCATATATAACGAACCCAGACGGTTATGCTGGGTTTATCGATTTGCTTATCAGCAAAATTGGTAAACAAAGCGTGGACGGTGATTGGTGGGTGGATGAAGGTAGTGGGTGGCAGATTGTTAAAATCGATGCTGATATGGAAGAAGGGTTTGAAGATGGATTTAAAGTGTCTACGCGTAGTTTATTAGAGGCGGATAGTGGTAATTCAATCATTACGTCGGCAGACAAAAAGCCATTAAAGGTCGAAACAGCTGAATCCAAAACGATTTCAAATGTGGTCAATTCATTGTCTGTTTCTATGGGTATTAATATTGAAAATCAAAAGGAGTTTATCATCAATTGTGTGTCCATATCCATTCGAGATACGTTGGAATCAGAGGGCGATTATAAGAAAAAAATAAAGGAAATGGCCGATAAAAATAAGAGCATTATGTCCTATACAGATTTATACAATACGGCACTATTGTATTACACATTTGGGATGTTTTTAATCGCCATTCAAACATCTATTCCGTCTATTAAAACGAGGAAAACATTTCCAGGATGTGTAAAATCATTTGATGGTTTTCCGTTTGAAGGAACTGGTGATTTTAGCAGTTTACATTATGTAGCATGTATCGCTTATAATAATCGCGTACCATACGAGCCTTGGGATGTATTGAAAAAGAAGAAGGAACCGGCGATTGCTGACAAAATTAAATCCGTAATTAACGAAGTATTGATGAATCTACCTGATGTAAAAAGGAAGTTTGACGAGAAAACAGATTATCTATTGATTCATCCTGTAGAAGAAATACCACCGGAGCATAATATATTAAATTGGACGGAATTTTTACCTCCATTAAACGTGTTTAAAATACAAAAATTATCGAATATTTCCGAGGAATTTAAGCATGGCTTAATGAAGGATTTGAGATCCGGATCATCGAATCAGAGAGAGAAAATCTTGGTGGTAGATTCTAAAATCATTCAATTCTCTCTAGCTATTCAAGAAAAGATACAAAATATTGTGAACAAAAAACATTTGTTATTATTGAAAAATAGTAATGAGCCTTATTTGGAAAACGCATGTTGTGATAGTAAAGAGGGCGAATCAACTATACAATATTTTACAAATGAAGATAGTGGTATCATGGAATACAATACAATTGTGGAGAGATTGACGAATATTTTGGCAGATATTACTAGTTATACCAAAGGGGGCCTTTTTTTCAGTAACATAGATACCAAGAATAAATATCCTTCAATTAGTCAAGATTTCAGTGAAAAAACGATTTATTTGGCGTTTATTTATTTCTGTAAATTCAAATCTTTGATGCCTATTCCTGAAAATCTGCTTCCTTTATGTACCGATAAGCCTAACGAAAATTTAATAAATGAAAATGATACCATTGATGAAATTATAATAAAACTAAAGGATAATGGCAGAAGTTACAAGACCGAAACTTTTTTAAGATTGATTCAATTAATAGGCCGAAATAATATTGTGGATATTGACATTGAAACGCCTGTTATTTCGTCTATTGGCAAATTAAATGGGTTATTGGAATCGATCAATCCGAAAAAAGAGGAAGTCGTGGAGGAAGAGTTTGTAAAATTAATGACAAACGCGCTAGATACGTTTGATATAGCAACTGAAACTGTCACCTCGGAAACAACCGCTCTTTTAAATTTTTTAACTACGCAAATTGGAACCATGAAAGAGGACATCATTGATTTTATCGAGAAAAATAAGGGATCTGATGTTACCAAGCAAGCAATTAAAAAAATGACAAAAACAATGACTCAGTTATCTGATTGGAGTGTAGATAATTCGTCGCGAAATGAAAATATAAAAATATCGAGTGATGGGACGTATAATATAGTTAATTTCTATAAAACATTTATTACCAATTTCGCGTCGGTTTTTCCAAATATAATATTGAATAAGGTCGATTATAAGAATACATTAATTCCGCAATATTTGGGCTTATCGGTGAGTCATGCTAAGAAAATAAAAGGATTTATCAATGATTATTATGAAAAGTTGCGCATATTTTACGAAACACCTAAAATATATAACATATTAACAAGTGTTCAAAAATCGTGCGAGAATATGGTATATTTATCAAAGGAAACACCGTGTTTTTCAACTATCAAAACCGGATCAAAGGAATTAAAACCGGTGTTTGATGAAAGAACGAGTCGATTACTTTATGATTATTATTTATTGCGAATTTTTATGAGGTATATTGATTTAACGGATAAGGATGAGATGCTTGTTACTGAAGTTGTAGAGGACGAAGTAGAAGTACAAGATATTTTCTCGGTGGAATATTTAGAAGACCAGGCGACGCGAGTCGATACAGTCGCGAGTACTAGAACCGTATATGATACGCAAATATTAAATGGAAATAAAAAGGGATTGCGCCAAAAAATAGCAAAATTATTAATCGTGTTTATTGAAATTATGGATGATCATAAAGATGTGATAGATATATCATATGAGGAAATATTGGATAGAGTATTTAAATTGAGGGAAAGAGAGAAGGATATCGTAACTGATAGATTAAAAGTGTTAACCGATGAGGAGCGAGACGCGGATACCATTTTGAAGATTAACAAATTAGGAGTATGGAGTAAGGGTCTTCAAAAAGGTCTTACCAGTTATGTAAAAGAAACATATGACGATGAGCGCGAATTTAGAGATGAAATGGAGAAAACGGAGAAAAAAATAAGAATGAAGAATAAAAACGCTACTGGTGATGATATGGATCAACTTGTGGAAGATTATCTGGAACAACAAGATGTAGAAGTGGATATTGATAGAGAGGAAAATGATATGAGTCGTTTTACAGATGATTATCAAGACGGTAATTTTGATGGCGACGAGGTCGAAAATTACGATGATTATGAGTAAACGAATAAAAAATCTATAAATATTTTAGATTTTAGATATTTTACATAAAAATAAAATATCTAACAGCGTTTTCCTCCACGTTGCATATTATCAACTATAATAAAATAAATATATCAAGATTGATTTTTAGCAGTATAGTGTAAACCTTTTTTTCCACAATTATCATCACCTAATCTACAAACCGCAGCTAAATCATATTTAATTACACCAGTAATCACATCTATCTCACCAAATTTTTTACATCTATTACCATCAAATGGATTGTCATTTGTATATTTGATAAAATGTAAACAATTTGAACAAATAGGTAATTCTTTATTCCTTATGAAAAATATTCCAAACTCCTTCACTGACGTTCCGGAGTTTAGTCGCTTTCCGCTTGCGCTCCGGATCGCTCCAGTAGAGAATTTTCGATTTAATATGATAAAATTAATAGGCTTATACATTTTATTATATTACATAATATATCTTTAACTTATTTTTGTTCCACTGATAATAGACGTTTATAATATTATCTATACAAATATTATTGTAATGAATAAACATAATATTTGTTATACTGGTCTTGGTTCAGTAAAAAAAGGAAATCATACCCAAAAGCAATATTTAGAAGTGATGAATAAAAATTATAAACAAAAGTGTTCTGTTTATATAAAATCTTTAAAATGTAACTCGTGTAAAAAAAGTATAGAAATGAATACTAAAGAGGTTAAAAAACAAATAAGAGCACATTTAAAAAACAAAACATACAAAATTTCAAATAAGACAGAAAGAAAAATTCTGAAACAATTAAGTAAATGTAAACGATGTAAAAATAATAAAACAAAAAAGTGTAATTTAAAAAATTATATAATATTTTCAGGTGCTGAATTTGGAAAATGTGAAGCATAATTTTAATTAGCGGTTTAAATGAGAAAAGGTGTGAAACGGTATTTTGCTCCACTTTTTTAAAAGTGGATAAAGTGGTATTTTGCTCCACTTTTTAAAAAAGTGGATAAAGTGGTATTTTGCTCCACTTTTTAAAAAAGTGGATAAAGTGGTATTTTGCTCCACTTTTTTTAAAAGTGGATATATATAGAAGATATGTATCAAAAATTAATTAGAGAAAATGTCACATTTGTTGCTATATTTTTATTTATCATAATTTTTGCTATCATTCAAATGATGAAACCAGGCTTCTTATATAAGAGTGATGGTAGCATAAGAGAATTTGGAGTAGGATATAAAAATAAAACAATTTTACCTATTTGGCTTTTATCAATCATTTTAGGAATACTTTGTTATTTGGCAGTTATGTATTACATAGCGCATCCCAAATTATTTTAGCATTTTATCTTCTAGATCAGAATAATCGTCATATTTAGCATCACACTCACCAAAAGTTTCCTTATGTTTAGCATTTCGTTGTTTCGTTTCTTTTATTTGTTGCGAAACATCCTTTTGTTTTTTTTCATTTTCGACTATTTTACTGAAATTTAATGTAGGAACGGATGGTTTGCGCGATTGCCTATCATCTGCTGATTTTTCATACGATATAATAGTCGTTTTCATTTCATGTTTTATCAAAGATTCATTCGTAAACAATTCTTCTGATAATTGGTGATCCGCGGCTTCCACCATTTTTCTCTCTTCTATACGTTTTTTACAAAAGTCGCTTTGTAATAAAGGTACAACCGTATTTTCCCACTCATTATCGTGATCATCCTCCGCATCATCTTCCAAAGTATGTATTAAATCTCTACGATCGATATTTGTTGATGCCATTGTATTGTATTATATAAATTATTATAATACGTTATATTTAACTAATAATTTACAATCTTTATAAGTTAAATCTTTTCTAACCTGACAAAGTATAGACCGTTTCTGTCGCCTTTGCTTGTTTTTCCTCCATTTTTTCATTTTGTTTTATGAATTTTTCATGATTCTTTTCCATTGTTTCTGGGCTACTCACACACCCTCGCGTTACTATTTTTAATTGGACAATGGATGTTACTAAAATACCGATATAAATAAACCACATAGCTTCGCCTACATTATCACGGCTTACCACTAAATCAAACAATTGTGTTTTCTTCGCAATAGCGTCTGGGCTCATATCGTCTTGATATTGTTGTTTCATCAATGGTTTCAAAGTATTCCAGTAAGACATAAAATTAGAAGGCACGATTTCATTAATTAAAATCGACGTGTTTCCACAAATTTTTATAATAGCATCCGCCGCACTTTGCATAGCTTGTTTTTGTTCTACAGTCGAAGTTGTAGAATCTATATTCTTCTGCACATTGGGATCAATCAATAATTCCGTTAATACTTTACTGGCAGAACTAGATACATAAAAGTACCCAATAACATCAGAAAATGCGCTTTTAAATCCTGGATACACGACGAGGACTACTATAATCGCACCAAAGATTAAGGTCCATGGCAGAAATGTAAGTATGCTTGATGCACCCATATTTTCAGTAATATTTCCACCGCAACTAGATGAAATGACGCTAGCATTTACCATAAATTGTATTACCATAACTAATAATAGGTAGACGCCTAAATACAAATAATTTTGAGACGTATGCTCTTTAGATTTCTGTATATCTGAGAGCATATCAAAGGTGAAGGTTGGTTTCAATACCATATAATAAAAAACAGTAGTTAATAAAAAAGTGATAATATTTAAATAGGAAGAATTAGCCATATAGATATTGTGTATAATTTAATTTGTAATAATAAATCTATTTAGTATGGATTTCAACGATTTCTCTAAACCTTCACTTACAGAACCAGGAGTTAAATTTTTTTTAAATCAAACACTGAAACAATGTCATATTGTAAAAGATAAATTTCATAATGTAATATTCAATGTCGGCTTACTCATATTTTTTTTATTAATTTTAGCAGGTATACTTTTGTATAAATATAAAGGTAGACTTACTCCTGTAGAAAAAGAAAGAAAGACGCAGGAAAAGCAACAATACATTTTATCGAAAATGAAGCAATTACAAGAGGCGAAAAAAATAGCTCATCAAGAGCTTATCACAGGATTGCCTAATTGGGAGAGTGAATTCGATGTCATTAATAAAAAAATGGTCTACTAGATTTTGATTTTATATTTATTTTGGTTGGAAATAAATGTAAAATCATAGATAAATAATAAATAGAATATAAATATATAGTAAATGTTGGATCCTGAAGCAGTATCTATAGCTATAAACGATTATTATAAATTAAAAACAAAATATGAATCGGATATTCATAAAATAAAAAGAAAGCTTATTAACAATGAATCCTTAAGCTGGAAAGAAAGAAAATCCGAATTTCAAAAATTCAAACCGAAATGTGTAAATTGTAATAAACCAGGAGGCACCATTTTTGCCAGTAAATATAATAAGGATGGATTTAGAGAATTGACCGCTATGTGTGGGAATAAAATACAACCATGTAACCTGGATATATCCATAAATTCCGGCAAATACGATTTAATTCCGAATGTTTTAAGAGAATATGAAAAAGATGTTCGTGATGCTAAAACGGAAATTATAACAAACAAAAATGACCTATTGTTTGGTTATACAAAGGCTGAAAAGGTATTAGAGAGATTTAATGAAATAAAAGATTTTTTAAGTGACGCAACCTCTCTTTTAGAAATGTATCTTGATTTATATTATAATATTACCGATAACAAGGAAGTAAAACAGAATCTTAAGGAAACAATTGAAAAATCGTATGATGATATAGCCTCTATAAAACAATCCATCGTAAATTACAACACGACGAATAGTACACAATATATAAATGGAGCCGTGGAACTTTATGTAAATAGTCTGAAACCTGCATTAGATTCTATCATGAAACTAAAATATAAAGAAAATATGGTATGGTACGATGAAAATAATAATACCTACCATTTACTACAGTATAAATATGGAATTAAAAATATAGAAATAGATGTTGGGAATAATGAAGCAAAGGTTCAGCGTTATATTGTTGGGTTTCAAGAAAAGAAAAAAGGACCAAAAAAAGCATTATTAAGAATAGAAAGTGAGGATGAAGAAGAAACTGGTAATAGAAATGAAAATATGGGGCAAGAACCTAATAAACCAGATATTATTCCCACATTTAATGCTGACGGAACCGTAACGTGGTCCAATCCAGAATATCAAGCCTTATGGAATAATTTAGGAAAGAAGGTCCAAGACGCGTTATTGTCGGACCATGAATGGGTTCAAGAATTTGTGGCGAATTGCGTAACATTGCGCGCCGCGCAAAAACCATGTGAGTTTAAAAATCCGAGTAATTTGATCATTCCGCCACAAATTATAGACGACGATAAATATGATTTTGGCAATGAAGTGTATAATACTATATTTAATAAATACGATAAAACGTACCAGAAAACGTTGTTATCTTTATTTTCTACAAAAAATGGTGTTAAAAAATATACTATGTTTGAACATACCTTAAGTAGTTTAGTAGCGAAGGAATTGGGTTATAAACCATACATATAAATCCCCCTCCCCCCCCCCCCCCCCCAAAAAA